GCAAACTTTAATGAGTATGCATTAGCGGCCTAGGTCGTTAGGGGTTTGCCAGTACCTCGCAACAGAAACTGGCACCAAACAAAAGGAGATTATTATGTTAGAAGTATTTGAAATATTATTACCAGTAGGAATACTGATGGCTTGTGCTTATGGTATTGGTTATATGTCAGGAAGTCAAGCAACAAAAGAGATTTACGACCCAAAAATAAGGCAGTCAGACCTTGACAAACTTCGAAAATTGTAGTATAATATAGTTAATGAATAATTATATACAAATATACAAAGATGTTTTAGACCCTAGTTATTGTAACGATTTAATTCATAGGTTCGAAAAGAACAAAGAACACCATGAAGAACATGACCAAGGACCTATGTCATTTACACAAATTAATTTTAATCAACATTTAGAATATCAAGAAGATGTAGCACAACTATCTAATCTTTACAGTAAGTATGTAAATAAGTATAGAAAAGATTGTGCTATACACTCTACACAATGGCCTCAACAGTATGCCTTTGAACAAATAAGATTAAAAAGATATTTAGCAAACGATAAGGATGAATTTGCACCTCATGTAGATTCTATGAATGTAGAGTCTGCTAAAAGATTTCTAGTATTTTTTATATATCTAGATGACAATGAAAGAGGAGAAACTAATTTTCCTCAATTGGGCCTGGCGTCACCATGTAAGCAAGGTTCTCTACTAATGTTTCCACCTTTATGGCCTTGGGTTCATGCAGGTATGAAACCAGTTAAGAAACCAAAATACATGGTAGGAAGTTATTTACACTACACATGAGCATAATTACACCAAATAAGTTTGCTATAATCGTTGAAGATATAGTAAGAAAAAAAAGAGTTAGTTACATAGACGCTATAGTTTTATATTGTACAGAAAACCATATAGATCCATCAACAACAAAGTCTATGATTAATAAGAATCTTAAAGAAAAGATAGCATATGAAGCTCAAGAGTTAAATATGTTAAAAGAAAAAACAGCAAAACTACCAATATAGGAGACAAAAGGTATGACAGGAGCAGAAATAACATTAATAATATTCGGAACACTATGGATTGTAGGAGTATTATCTAATGGCTAAAATATATGATAATATATTTAAATTTAGAGTGGGCGACAGCGATGAAAAAGGCGGTTGCACATTCATAGGTGGTTCGTGGAAAGATGTAACAACAGACGAACTATTTAAAGGTAAAAAAATTGTAATGTTTGGGTTGCCAGGTGCATTTACACCAACTTGTTCAGGTGAACAGTTACCTAAGTATGAGGAAAGATATGACGAATTTATATCAAATGGTGTAGATGATGTTTATTGTATATCAGTAAATGACGCCTTTGTTATGAACGCATGGGCTAGAGACTTAGGTATAGAAAAAGTTAAAATGATACCTGATGGTAATGGTGCATTTACTAGAAGTTTGGGTATGTTAGTGAATAAACCTGCTCAAGGTTTTGGTATGAGAAGTTGGCGATATTCTACTTTTATTGATAACAAACAAATAATGCATTTTAATGAAGAAGAAGGATTAAACAATCTAGGATTAAATGGTGATCCATATGAAGTTTCTGATCCCGACACTATGTTAGAATATTTTAATATGGCGAAGTAAGTGAATGGTTTTGAAGTATATAAAATCTATTTGGCAGTCAAACTCCACTTCACAAGTAAAAACCAATCTTACGACTTTCATAAACACAACGGTAGAACAACTGCAAGATTGGCGACCTTTACTAAAAGAAGGGATCGCTATTTCTTTCATAAGCTTAGTAAATCTTATAACGATAAGTCTATTGTTGATTACTTCCTTAGTAATTTTGTTTCTAATACTAATATATGGGTTGGTGACATCATTGGTAAAACTGGTGACGATACTTACAAACAATGGTCAAAAAGAATAGAGTCTTTACATTATTATTATGAACAAGATATTGATTATATTATAGAAAGAATGATTGCAAAAGATATAAAGTTTAATGATTTGTTTTTATCAACAGGTGGTCAACATCCACCTATTGTTAAAATGTTTTTGTCAAAGAAAATAAACTTTGAAACATTAGTAATATTAGATGATATACTAAAGTTTACAAAAAAACTAAACAAAGATATAACAGAAAAGGTATTGTGGCCTAAACTGTTTGATAGAATGAAAAGATATAAACCTTTTTTGTCATATAATATTACAAAATTTAAAATATCTTTAAGAGACAAACTAAAGGAGATATAATGAGTGAAGATGTAAAAGTACAAGTGCATACATTAGGAGAAATAATTGTCAAGTTAGAAATGCCTAAAACATTTATTGACGAGATTAATAATATCTTTGATGAAAAAGAAAAAACAACAGTAGATTGGACTACTCAACTTGCAGGTAAAATTAAGAAAGAAAAATTAGTTAATAATTTATTAAGTGATAGTATAAAGGGTACCTTTCAAATGTGTTTTCAAGAATACATGAAGCTGAGTGGTCAATTAGTATTACAACAAACACATCAACCAGTTTTAGATAACGCTTGGATAAATGATATGTTTGCAGGTGAATATAATCCTGCTCACTTTCATACAAGTAAAAATAGTTTAGTAGGTCTTTCATCTGTATTATTTTTAAAAACACCTGATACATATGGTGAAGAAATAATCAATCCTAAAACTCCATCAAATGGACACCTAGAATTTATAGGTGGTCAACAACATTCACTAGCAATATCACAACTTAGGTTAAGTCCTAAAGTTGGCGATTTCTTTATATTTCCATATACACTAGTGCATACTGTTTATCCATTTAGTGGCACGGATCAAGTAAGAAGAACACTATCATATAATTGTGATATACTACCTAAAATAATGGTAAAACCAAAGGAGAACAAATGAATATTGAAGCATTAAGAGAACAACTAAAAATTGATGAGGGTGTAAAATATGAGATATATAAAGACCATCTTGGTTATCCCACATTTGGCATTGGACATTTAATTACAGAAAATGACCCAGAGCATGGTAAGCCTGACGGAACAAAAATAAGCGAAGATAGAGTAAACGAAATATTTGAAACTGATGTTGCTAAATTTGTAAGTGAAGCAAAAATATTATTTCCAGATTTAGATGATTTACCAGATGTTGCTCAACAAGTAATCGTAAACATGGCATTTAATATGGGGCGACCACGCTTATCTAAATTTAAAAACTTTATTGCTGGTGTAAATGACCGTGATTGGACAAGAGCAGCAGAAGAAATGATGGATTCTAGGTGGGCAACCCAAGTAGGTGATAGAGCAATACGATTAAGAAATCAAATATTAACATTGGCATAATTATGGATGACGCAGGTAGATATACAGCAGAACATACAGTAATGGATGCTAACTTAGAGATTGGTAAGTTAAAACATCTATTAGAGATTGCTGAAGATAATATAGAAAAACTGAAAATAGAAATAGTGAGATTGAAGGCAGAGCAGAAATTACAATTTATTATGCATGAGGACCCAACGAGTATGGTCCTCAATTTTGATGAGGACAAAGAAATAGAGTTGAGGTCGGTGGCATCTGAAAAATACAACAAATTTGGTGTTAGTGGTCCAACAATCACGATTGGTGACAAATCTCTACTGGATTCTGATGATGAAGAACCGAATAATGAATCATATTAAGGGGCTTGACAAGGTACCTAAAATATGTTATAATAAGATATATGCAAAAGAAGAATTATAAACTTCTTTTTATAGTGCAAGGAAGAGGGTTTTACCAGAGGCTCGAACTTGACTGCTTAGGGGTTATACCCAGGCATAACTTGGAAAACAAGGGGTGTCAAACTACCGATAGGTAGAAGTAGGTTGTGGCAGAATAGGAAATGGAATCCGGTCTGTTACTTGTGGGTAATTCCATAGTCCCACCTATTTCGCATATAAATAATAATGTCGTTAATACAGACAACATACAAATACAATTATACAAAGGATATAAAAATATGAATACAAGTATCGCAGCGTTAAAACGCTCAAAGTCTAACCTAGACACACTTATAGGCGAACTTTCAAAAGTCGCTGAACCTCAAAAACAAAAGAACTCATATGCTGATGATAGATTCTGGAAACCAGAACTAGATAAATCAGGTAATGGTTATGCTGTTTTTAGATTTTT